TTAGTTCTTGTTAAAGGGCAGAACAAAGACGCAGGTGGTTCGAATGGTGCTGGCAAAAGCGCCTTTATTGAGGCTATTTATTTCGGTCTGACGGGAAAGACCATCAGGAAAAGCACTGAAGACTCCATCGTACATGTAAAACATAAAAAGAAGTGCTCTGTAGAGTTACTGTTAGATAATGGTGTTAGGATTGTACGTCAGAAAAAGCCTAGCAAATTACAGCTTTTTATTGACCAAGAGGAGAAAACAAAAGAAAGCATAGCAAAGACGCAGGAGTATATTGATGAGATTTTAAAGATAAATTATAAGGTTCTTTTGTCCTCTATGTTCTTCGGTCAAGAAAACCATACTAACTTTTTAGACTGCAATGCGGAAGACAAGAGGAATATCATAAAGACTTTCTTGGACTTAGATGATATCTTCTCTATGCGGGATAGAATTAAAAATCATAAAGCAGGGTTCTACCAAACCATGAAGGAGCAAGACTCTTTGATGGACGAACACACCCGCATGATATCCGAGTTTACGGGTAAGATTGAAAAACTAAAAAAAGCTAAAGAGCATTTCTCAGAGTACGACGAAAATGTGCTGACCTTATCGTTAGAAGACATCTTAGATGCCGAAGAGGCTGAGTCATCCAGATGCTGGGAGCTTATTAATATCTCTAAAGACCTCGACTCAATAGACTCACAGATAAAAAAGAATAAGGAACGCTTAAATACACCCACCAAGGGAGTTTGTGATAAGTGTGGTCAGCCAGTAGAGGAGACTGTGAATGTTGCCTTTATTCAATCTGAGATTGCCACTTTGGAAAAGGAGAAAGTTATATTATTAAACTCAGAAGAATCCTTAGTCTCTCAGAAAGTAGACATTCCAATATCTTCTAAAGAGTTTTCTAAAGTATTAGCCTATCGAGAACTGTGTAGGGACGAGACTAACTATGAGACCTTAATTGATTCTTACAGGGATAAAATTAAATGTAGGGCTGAGGTTAAGGCTGAAAACAAATTAGATTACGAAGTGATGAGATTTTGGGAGAAAGCGTTCTCTCAACAAGGAATAATTAAGTTTATTATTAAGAACATCTTAGACTATCTAAACAACCGTGTCAACTACTACACTTCATTCTTAACAGATTCTAAGTATAATTTATATTTTGATGAAGAATTAAACGAAAAAGTAGTAACTGATGATCACGTTATTCAGTATATATCCTTATCGGGTGGCGAAAAAAGAAAGATTAACTTAGCGGTAATGATGGCACTAAAAGATTTACTATTGCTAACCGACAAGAATCAATCAAACATTCTTTTCTTAGACGAAATTGCTGAGAATTTAGACGAGGAGGGAATCAATGGTTTATTTTCTCTTCTGCAAGAGATTAAGAAAGACAAGTTAATTTTTATCATAACACATAATAAATACTTAAAAACATTACTTCATTCAGCCCCACGGCTGTCTATAATTAAATCCAAAGGAACCTCAAAAATATCAAAATGGCGTTAGCAAATTTAAACGAGTTAGGACAAGAAATTTTCGAAACAAGGTATGCATATCCTGGAGAAACTAAGTGGGCTGAAAGAGCAAAAGCCATATCAAAAGTAATAGCCTCTGCGGAAAAAGATGAAGACAAAGAGAAAGTTGAGAAATTATTCTATGATTCAGTGGGTTCGGGAGACCTTATCCCAGGGGGTAGAATTATCTTTGGTGCTGGCCGTAACCGTGGGAATCATAATCTTCTTAACTGCTATGTTATTATTCCAGAAGATACTGTTGATTCCATCGGTAAGACTGTTCAAGATATGTACAGAATCTCTTGCGCGGGTGGTGGAGTAGGTTTTAACGTATCAAAACTAAGACCTCAAGGTGATGACATTGGTAGTGTTCGTAACTCTGCACCTGGATCTGTTTCTGTCCTAAAGATGATCAATGAAGTGGGTGAGCATGTTCGCGCAGGTAAAAACCGACGAACAGCCCTTATGGGTATTCTAAACGTAACACATCCAGACCTCCTGGATTTCCTAAGTGTTAAGCTAGATCAAGGGCAGCTAAATAATTTTAATATCTCCGTTGCTATCACCAACCGCTTTCTAGAGGCAGTTGAGCTAGATGAAGATTGGTACTTCACCTTTAATAATAAGGAATATCATTCATACGAGCTAGTTAGACATTGGAAGGGCGATAGTGGCTCTGAGGGTATTACAGGATCTGGTGGCGAGGTTATTCGAGTTATTGGTTTAGACGAAGAAGATGTCCTTAGGCGAGCTAATGCTTTTCATAAGAAGACATGGACTGACACCTTTGAGTTTGTAGGACAGAGAGATATAAAAGCGAGAGAGCTTTGGGATCTAATTTGGAAGAACTCTGTAGAATCTGGCGACCCTGGAATCTATAACATTGATCTTGCGAACAGCTATACTAATGTTTCGTACTTTGAAAGCCTTGATTCAACCAATCCTTGTGGTGAGATTTCTCTTCCCTCTTATGGTAATTGTTGTTTAGGGAATGTCAATCTCAGCAACATGGTGCTTGATGATGGCAGCGATCTAGACTGGAAGAGGTTGGCTCGTACTGTGAGAACAGGGATTAGATTTCTCGACAATGTTCTTACGGTAAACACCTTTCCCACTGAGGAATGTAAATTAGTTGGCGAGAGATCTCGTCGCATTGGATTGGGCGTAACAGGTCTGCATTATATGCTTATTAAACTGGGGATAAAGTACGGTAGTGAAAAGTGCCTAGAGTTTTTAGACCGACTCTTTTCTACCATACGGGATGAGTCGTATAAAATGTCGATTTATCTCGCAAGGGACAAGAAACCTTTCCCAGAATTCGATTACAAAAAATATTTAAATGAAGAGTACGCAAAAACCCTCCCAGCGAGGATTAGGATGCTTATTAAGAGGCACGGCATTAGAAATGCTGTTATGCTTACAATTCCTCCTTGTGGTACTATATCAATGCTCCACGGAGTATCGAGTGGGATTGAGCCTATCTTCGCTGCTATGTATAATCGCAGGTGGCGCAGCAATAATATCTGGAAGGAGCAATTAGTTGTCGATCCGTTATTCCAAGAGTATTACGATACAAAGAAATCGTTGGAACCTTTTGTCGGAGCCTATGATGTGGCCCCCGAAGACCACATTAAGGTACAAGCTACGGTCCAAAAGTACATGGATTCATGTATCTCAAAAACCATCAACCTCCCCTCTGAAGCGACTCCTGAGGAGTTTTCTCAGGCTGCGCTGGATTACGCGCCCTATCTTAAAGGTCTTACCGTATATCGAGCAGGAGCAAAGGAAGGAGAGCCTCTTCAAGCAATAGAGTTCACTCCCGATAACATTCAAAAGTATATGGGGGGCCAAGAAGATAAGTTAGCTTCCGTTCAAGCTGGTGATGCTTGCTCCTTAGCTGGAGGAGAGTGCTAATGGGACAGCGTGATGCAGTAACAGCGGTAGTTATTATCGAAGCCATTGCATGGATGATTTTCGGGTTTGTACTTTTATTAGGAATAACAGAATGGTTAGGTTAGTATTAGCATTAGGACTCAGCTTGGGATGCTTTCCTCCCCTCATTCACAACACCTTCATGGTTAGTGAATTAGATTCAGGTTGGGTAGCAACACCAGCAGATAATATCTGTGGAGTGAAAGAGCCTAGGATGGTAACACAACCTGGAGTAGTAAACTGGCAGCAGTTGATGGATAGTACTCCAGAGATGAAGAAGATGAAGAAAGAGGGAATCAAGAGAGACAGCCCTAAAGGAGCCCAACTAATCTCTGAAGCACAGAGCAGGTGCAAGAGAGCGTGTGTAAAACAAATGCGCGTAGCCAAGGTAGACAGTATCTGGAAGAATATATCTCATGTGAGCAAAGCTCCTTGGGACCAGACTCATGCTGTGATAGCCTTAATGAAGAACGGAAACAAGAAAGAGATCTTGGTCCGATGGAAGGAAAGAGTATGACATATGTAATTCAAGAGCCCTGTGTGGGTGTAAAGGATACTGCTTGCGTAGAGGTGTGTCCTGTTGATTGTATCTACGAAACAGACCCTAAAGAAGAGTTCGCAAACCTTCCCATGTTCATCCATGCTGATGAGTGTATTGATTGTGGTGCGTGTGAGCCTGAGTGTCCTGTAGATGCAATTCGAATTGATGATGAAGCAGAGGAGAAGTGGCTAGAAATAAATGCTGCTTTAACAGAGGAGCATGGTTGATGTATTACGATTGGATTTGTCATGAGTGCGAGGCTATTTGGGAGCAGGAACACCCCTTGGGAGAAGCTCCTAAGAAAACAGAATGCCCTGAGTGTGGGGAATTAAGAGAGAGGAACTGGTCCTCAGTCACCACCTTCAAGATGAAGGGTGATTGTCATAGCAACAGATCTAGGGCAAAAAAATATCAAGAAAAGGGGCTAGATAAAGACTCCGCTCATGAGTTCTACCGAGAAGCCGAAGCTGCATCCAAGAGGGCTATCAATACTGGGTGGACACACTACTCCAAAGTTACCCCTAAGTATGACGAGTGGGCAGAGAAAGGCGCTATCAAACGTAGGAGCGTGGAAGAGAAAGGAAAAGCAGTGGAAAAAGCGCGACAAATGACATTGGCAGTCTATGATGGACAGGGTAAGAACCCAGCAAAGTTAGACTTCAACAAGCCACAATAATGAAATACGATTTTAGTGATGATATTCAGAGGGGGATTATTTTCCTCGCTAAATACAGTAGAGATTTTTATCTTCAGATTAGCTCCTTAGTCCAGCCTGAATACTTTGAGTTTCCAGTACACTCAAACTTGTTCCGAGCTATCAAAAGCTATTACGAGGAGTACATGGATATCCCTAAAGACCTTCACTTGATGGAGTGTATTAAGGAATATAAAACACCCAAAGAGAATCTCTCTGATTATGATGATGAGCTTTATAGAGTTAACTCTATGGACGCTTCATGTATTGGACATACTGATTTCTTTCTAGATCAAATCGAGAAGTTTGCACAAAAAGCAGCTATGCGGGATGCAATCACCAATAGCATCAGCCTTCTAAAGGATGATAGGATGGGCGAGATTGAGACCCTAGTGCGTGATGCATTATGTATAAATAGAAATGTTGATCTAGGGCAGACGTATTTTAACGACCTCCTTGCTAGGTTTGAGCGTAGCCTAAAAGACAACACAGGCAACAGACACCCTACTGTCTTTGACACTCTCTCTAAAGAGCTAGAGGGAGGCTTAGGAAACAAAGAACTTGCTATGGTGGTTGCTCCTCCTGGAGTTGGGAAGTCTGTTTACTTGGTTAATCAAGGCGTTCAGGCTATGATGAACAATAAGAAGGTTCTTTATATCAGTTTGGAGATGAGTGAAGATCGCATTGCCGCTCGATTCGATTCAGTTATGACTCTGATCCCACAAAAGAAACTGAAGGATAGTTTTTCTCTTCTTCAGAAGAGGTTGCAGCTTTTTGGTGATAAGTTCCCCAATGCACAACTTATGATTAAAGAGTTTCCGACAGGGTTAGCAAATATTAATGATATTCGCTCTCTCCTCGTCCAACTTCAAAACTATGAGGATTTTAAGCCTGATGTTATCCTGATTGATTACCTAGAGTTGCTTCGTCCAACCCGTGATGGTCTTGCCGAGTACCAAGCGCAGCAAAGGATCTCCGAAGAGCTTAGAGGGATTGCTGTTGAGTGTGATGTCCTGTTGTGGACTGCTACGCAAACCAATAGGCAAGGGAGGTCTGTTAAATTAATTACGGACTCAGAGTTGGCTGATGCTTACGGAAAGATCCGAACGTGTGATTATGCAATATCCTTAAATCAAACCGAAGAGGAGTTTGATGATGGTCAGATGCGTTGTTATGTTATGAAATCAAGAAATGGTAAGCAGAGGTTTGTGGTTCCTGTTTCTGTAGACTATAATACCTTAAGCTTGACGGAGGCAGACCCTTATGAAACAACAGAGTGATCATATTTACGATATAATAAAAGCTAACCCTAAATTTCAAACAGTTGATGTTGGGTGGGCTAATTTTAAAATTGTATTCAAGAAAGGTCTAAAGTCAGGTTCTCAGAACTGCTGGGGAACTTGCGATTTTGATACCTATGAAATTCACCTAGAGGAGAAGATTGACGATGCCCCTGCGAGGGAAACTCTTTTTCATGAGATTTGTCACGGTTATTTAGAGCTTTGCGGCATGGGAGGCGAAGGTGAGGGAGAAGATGAAGAATATGTGTATGCTTCTAACGAACGTGTGACTATAACAGTATCCCGAGCAATAATGATGTTTGCTCGATTGAACCCAGAACTAGCTAAGGAATTATTATGCCTAAATTAGACATCAATGAGATTGTTGACAACCTAGATATGGATACATATAACCAGATCTGTGACAACATAACTAAGATTGACCGAACAAATATGGATGTTGAGCTTTCTAGACATGCCAGCCATTACTCTTACTATTCAGCCATGCAGGATCTGGGTAAAAGAAAATTGGATGACGCTAACTTAGAGCTAACTATTTATACGGCCCAGACCAGGAAAGAGAGAACCCAAGAGAGTGCAGGGTTCGCTAAAAAGCCTACGGCAAAAGACCTTGATGATTACGTTCTCTCACAGGACGGTTATCGCCTACTGGCGTTGAAGGTCAATGAATTAACTTTGAAGTATAATATGCTTAGGAGCTTAGTTCAATCTTTAGGACAGAAGAAGGATCTGCTCGTTCAACTGTCTGCTAATATGCGAGCAGAAAAAAACATTTACAGCTAACACAAACAGGCAAAGTCGCCTATTATAGCACTAACAGCTTAACCAACTACAAAGGAGTTTACAATGGCTATTGATTTAGATAAGATTAAGGAGATTCACGCGAACCTTTCAGGAAAGGGCACGGGTGGAGGTGGAGGAATGTCTGACACATTCCTAAAAATTGAGGATGGGACGAACAGCGTCCGCATCTTGCCCCCCAAAGGAGAGGACGATAACTTTTATGCAATGACTAAGTTGCATAGGGTTCCCATGGCAGATGGAACTGTTAAAAACATCCATTGCCGTCAGGTTCACGGTGAGCAGTGCCCTATCTGCAACCTTTACTACTCTTTATGGAAGGAGCCTACTAAGGATGAGGATCTGGCTCGACAAATTAAAGGGCGTGATCGCTACTACATGAATGTGGTGGATCGAGAAACTGGTGCAGTTAAGATTCTTTCAGTAGGTATTATCCTCTTTAAGAAAATTATTGCCGCTATGGTTGATCCTGACTATGGCGATATTACTGACCCCGAGACGGGTCACGACTTCAAGATCATCAAGATCATGGAGGGCCAGTGGCCTAAATACGACCAATCGGCTCCTCGCCCTAAGTCCACTCCTGCGGGAAGTGGGAAAGAGGTATCGGAGTGGATGGATACTCTTCACGATATCCAGTCTCTTGTGAAGCTGGAAGATTATGAGGAGCTTAAGCAGATTTCTGAAAGCATCAACCCCTTCGCAGCGGTTGAAAGGTCTGCTGGTGACATCAACCGTTCTACTACAGAGGTTGGTGACGATGATTACATGGAAAGATTACAATCATGAAAAATATTATTTTACCTGCCGCTATTGCGGTTCTGTTTGGAACGGGCCTAATGTCTTGTTCTATGGTTGAGGGTTTTATGGGAGAAGGTACTACCGAATCTCCTGGAGGATTTCTCGACAACCTTTGGACCCTATTGAAAGGGTTCCTTCCCAGCCTTGCTGTTTGGGAGGGTGGATCCTCTGTCTTTAGTTCTAGAAAAAGGCAGCACTACTCTAACATGGTAATGGCTATTGTTCCTATGAACAAGAATATGGAGTTTGGGGACGCTCTTAAGTCTCTAGGTTCTGGTCTTGGATTGTCCCACTCTTCAGAAGCGACGAAGGCAGTTAATGCTGAGGAAGTTGCTGAGAAAAAAGTAGAGGCAGCAAATCCTGCAAAAAAAGCGTAAGAAGTAAAAAGTAGGATCTATAATATGGGGAGCTTTACGGCTCCCCATATTTTTTTATACCCATGGATAAACTAAAGATACTTGTTGTTCCCGCAAATGATGGCGGTTGTGCGTTTTATAGAGCTTGGAATCCTTTCCAGAAGTTGGCTGAGTTGCACCCTGATATTGTTGAAGTTAAGTTTGACAAAAATCCTCTAGGTATCGAGGAGGAGGGCGAAAGGGCAGGTCAATGGAAAGAGGATTGGGAGTTTGAAAACTTAAAGTGGGCTGATGTTGTAATGACGCAAAATATCTGTAACTGGGGCGGTCATTATACTGCTCGAATTATAGGTAAAGCAAAAGAGTTTGGTAAATTTGTTCATTACGACACCGATGATCTATTAACAAACTTGTACGAAGGTCACCGACTAAAGCAGGTTTATGAAGATAAAGGATTATCTGATGCAACTAAATTTGTTTATAATCACTCTGACCTAGTTACCGTTACTCAAAGAAAGTTTGCTGAAAGAATACAAGAGTATTGCGGAGGTGTGCTGGCGGTGGTAAAAAACGCCATTGATTATACCTTAGATGGTTGGAACCACCCCAAGGTTCCTCCAAGAAGTAAGCGTACCGTCCGAATTGGTTGGGCAGGGGGTATTCATCACGAAGAGGATGTAAAAGAGTTTGCAGGAGTTCCTCATTTCGTTAATCAGAGGGTTGGGGCTAAGAATGTCGAGTGGCACTTTTTCGGAAAACCACCAGAGGGAGACAAGAAGGATGATTGGCAGTTGGAGGTTTGGAAAAACTATAAAAACACACTTCTAAAAGGATTTAGAGGAGAGAAGAACTGGTATATTCATGAGGCTCTTCCCACACATATGTACGGCATAATTTTTGCTCACATTGATGTGGCAATTGCACCTCTACAAATGAATGATTTTAATGATTCTAAGTCAGAAATTAAAGTCGCTGAATGTGGCAGATATAAAGTTCCTTTGATTGCTTCAAACGTAGGGTGCTACGATGAAACTATTGTTGATGGGAAAACAGGATACCTTATTGATCCAAAAGCCCCTAAGAGTGAGTGGGTTAAAGTTTTAACTAAAGTCTGTAGAGACAAAAATCATAGAGAGTCTATGGGCAATAACTTACACACGTTAACTGAAGAGTACTTTGATTTAAATAAAGTAGCCTCAAAAAGATTAGGTTTATACAGGGATACGTTTCAGATTCAAAACAACAAAGAACTCTACGAGAAAATAACTAAGCTCATGGGTGTTGTAGATGACTGATTATAAGTTTAGTATTATTTGCCCTCATTACGACGAGGTTATCTCAGATGAGGTTTTCCTGGAAGGGATGCAGTCCTTAGATAATTCCACATATAAAGACTTTGAGGTGTTAATCTATCACGATGGACCCACCCACAGACCTCTTCCAGACTTGTCTAAATTCTCGTTTAAATACAGCTACAGAGCCACCAAAAAGAGATATAATGATTGGGGCCATAGCTTAAGGGATCTAGGAATACGGGAGGCAAAAGGGGAATATATCGTGCATTTTAACCCTGATAATTTGCTGTATCCCAAGGCCCTTGAGGCGTTAGCTCTATGCGAACGAGACATTTTGATTAGTCCTGCAATCCTAGAAGGCACTATTAGGGTTGGGCCGTATATTCAAAGAACTGGGGAGGACAATCACCGCTGCTTACTTGATGGTTACCCTCCGATTTTTCAAAATATAGATTGTATGCAGTTGGTTATGAAAAGATCTTTGTGGCTATCCAAAGGAGGGTGGTATAATAAAGAAGAGCAGTCAGATGGTAAAATGTACGAGGAGTTTTGTAAAGATTACCACCCTGAGTATTGCGCTGAGATAATAGGAGTACATAGATGAGAAATTACATTATCATGTCTGTTCACAACAGACTTAAATTAACGAAGAAGACGCTTGAGCAGATTTTTGATTACGCTGGCATGGACTTTACCTTGTGGGTTGTTTCTGATGGATCGACTGACGGGACCAAAGAATACTTTGAATCTTTAGAGCCCCATGGGTTTTGTAAGAAAATAAAGTTCACTCATTTTGATGAAGCAGAAGGAAAGGCTAAGAGACTTAATTCCTTTTTAAGGAAGAAGGAGTATGACTACTGCACCGTCATTGACAACGATGTACTTCTACCTGTTGACTGGCTACACAAGTCGGTCGATATTCTTGATAGATATGCTGGTCAGGTAGGGATGTGTTGTGTTAATGTTCAAGGTTTGATCGACAGGATAAAAGTTCGGGATGTAGAGGTTCCAGACTTTCTTCTTGCGTCTCAGATTGGAGGGGCTTGCACTACCTGGGGCGGTTTTGTTAGAGACAATATTACAGTATTCTGTGAAGATTACGGTCGTTATGGTCACGAAGACGCTCACATAACTCAACAAGTTAGGACTTTGGATAGGGCTGTTGTTTGTCTTCGTGAGTTTGGTATTCACTTAGATGATCGACTAAAAGAGTCTGACTACGATACTGACTGGGACGTTGATTATAAGAAAATGAAGCGGAAGTTTGCCAAAGACGGGAAGGAGTTACTTATCGAAAATGCAGATAGGATGCAAAAAGAGTGGAAGAAAAGGAGAGGGGAGTGAAAACCTTTGTAGTCTTAGGGATGCACAGATCGGGAACCTCCTTACTGGCTAAAGCACTTCATACTTTTAATAACGACCCTAAGGTTTCCATGGGGGCCACCATGCTAGAAGACGCGCTGGAGAATGCTGAAGAATTAGGACTAGCCAACGCCTCCAACCCACAAGGTCATTTTGAGGATGATGAGTTTATGCAACTCAATGAAAGGATTTTAGCCGCAGCGGGAGGATCATGGTTCAAGCCCCCAACTAGGGAGGAGATTGTTTCTGTTTCGGCGCAGTTCTCTGACGATATTAAAGCTTTAGTAAAAAAGAGAAGTTCTGCAATTTGGGGATGGAAAGATCCTAGGTCTTGTCTAACTCTAGACTTATTCCACCCTCATCTAGATAATCCTCATTACATTTGTATGTTTCGGGATCCAGAAGACGTTGCTGATTCCCTTGTCAGGCGAGACAAGGATACAATAGGAATGTATAAAGAGTACGGTGTAAATCTTGCCAAAGAGTATAATCGTAGGATTTTACAGTTTATTTCCGAGGTAGGTGTCATATGAAAACCGTAAATGATATTTTTGATAATGTGTATTGCATTAATCTAGATCGAAGATCAGATCGCTGGGACAGAGTAAAGAAATCATTCGATGATATGGGAGTGAAACTTACTAGGTTTTCAGCGGTAGACGGGAAAACTTTAGAGCTTCCAGAGAATGTTCATCCCGCCTGGAATCGAGATCAGCATCACAATAAGTATTCGATTGCTTGCACCCTGAGTCATATCGAACTACTGAAGCAAGCCATAGAAAAAGGAGAAAAAGAGATTCTAGTTCTTGAGGATGATGCGGAGCCTTGTTCTGATTTCACCTCCTTATGTTTGGATTACTATTCACAGCTTCCTGATGACTATGCTTTTTGTTATTTAGGAGGCAACAATATAACTCCACCTGTTACAACTTCTATGGCTAATGTTTGTAAAACCTCTTTTACTAAAACGACTGTCGGCTACATTGTAAAGTTAGACTACATCAAAAAGAACTTAGACTTACTAGAAGATAACAAGTGGTTATTTGTTATTGATGAGATTTATGTTCATCTTCAAGGCATGGAGGAGCCTTTGTACATTTTCAATCCTCGCATCTTGCATCAATTTGAGTCTCATTCAGACATCACAGGCAAAGAGGCAAACTACGCCGTAATGAAGGATTTAGATTAATGATTACCTGTGATCTATTAGGTCCAGGAAATCCAGGAGGAGTCTATAATTATGGACTAGGGAATCAGTTATTTCAAATTGCCTCCCTTCTTAGTTTAGCTAAAGATAATGATGATACGGCTACCTTTCCAATGCTGCTTGACCCATCTTTTGGAAACTATTACGACACTATCTTGAGTGGCGTAAACACCTACACAGAGGGCCTTCAGTTGTCCAGACAATGCAATGAAATGCGTTTTGATTATCAAGAGCTTCCTTACTATGAGGATTGTATCTATCGAGGGTATTTTCAGTCAGAGAAGTACTTTAAACATAATAGAGATTACATTTTAGATTGTTTTGATTTTTCAACTGAAGCAGAGGTTCAGTATAAAGACGTATTAAAAACTAAAACAGTATCGTTACATGTTCGTAGGGGTGACTATGTTAATTTGCAAAACCATCACCCTCTCCAGCCGCAAGAGTATTACATTAAGTCCTTGGAGGAGGTAGGGGGTTTTGATTCCATTCTAGTTTTTAGTGATGACATAAGCTGGTGTAAAGAGAATTTAATACTACCTAACGCCATGTATGTTGAGAAGCAAAGTGATGTTTGTGATTTAAAGTTGATGTCTTTGTGTGATAATAACATAATCGCAAACTCTTCTTTTAGTTGGTGGGGCGCATGGTTGAACAAATCAAAGGACAAGAAGGTAGTGGCTCCTAAGAACTGGTTTGGTCCTGATAAAAACTTAAACGATAGTGATATCGTCCCAGAAGATTGGATTAAAATATGATTGATATAAACTTATGTGACAGGTCTTTTGCTCACTTAGAAACTGAGGATGGCATCTATTCAATGACAGATAATAAGAAGCCTCGATACACTCGATATGTTAAGGTTGATTCTGGCTGGGAGGGAGTCACTCTTTTTACCGATGCTTACTTAATGTCCTCAGAGCATTTAAAACATCCTGGGACTAATGTAGGTTTTTTAATTGAAACGCGAGAAACAAATCCCGCTATTTATACTGATGTAGAGAAGTATATAGACAATTATGATTTTCTCCTAACATATGACAAAGAGCTTTTGGATAAGTACCCAGAGAAGACGAAGTTCTACCCGTTTGGTGGTTGCTGGGTGGAGCCTGACAACTATGGGTTCCCCTCAAAAAGTAAATCGGTTTCTATGATATACTCCCATAAAACGCAAGCTTCAGGACACAGATTGCGGCACAGCATAGCTGAGAAGTTTACGGACGTAGATTTGTGGGGCGCAGGTGCAGGGAAGCCCTTCGATACCAAGGAGGAGGCTCTGTCTCCTTATAGGTTTTCTATCGTCATAGAAAACACGCAAAACCCTTATTATTTTAGTGAGAAGCTGCTGGATTGTATGGCTTTGGGGACAATACCCATTTACTACGGAGCTACCGATATAGGTTCGTTTTTTAACGATAAAGGCATCCTTACTTTTGATAGCTTAGAGGCTTTAGATGAGATTTTAAATTCGTTGTCTCTTGAGCTATATGCTGAGTTATTGCCTTACGCAGAAGAGAATCAAAAACTTGTAAAGAAGTATGATACCCAAGAAGACTGGATTTTTGAAAATGTACTAGTTAAAGATAAGATAATCAATCAAAACATTACAGAGGATTTGCATGTTCGTGACATCCGCACTTATGTTGATGGGCATACACAGGATAAACACTTACAGGCTTTCTTTGTGGCAGGAGGCGATACGTTATTATCTTTTATGCCTCACCTGCATAACAATTCTACCGTGTGGGACATCGGATCTTATGTTGGGGAGTACTCAAAAGAAATTAATGAAAAGTATGGATGTGAGTGTTATGGCTTTGAGCCTGTTAAAGAGCTTTACGATAGATCATTAAAGCATTCCTCTGATAAAGTTAAGTTTTTTAATTATGCGTTAGGAAACAAAAACGGAACCTTTGATATTTCTGTTTCAGAGGATGGATCTTCGTTTATCATGAAGGGAGAAAATAAGCAAACTTGCTCTGTTCGAGACATTACTGAAGTATTTGAGGAGTGGGATGCAGTTAATGGTGATCCTATTGATTTAATGCAAATGAATGTGGAGGGGGCTGAATTTGATATTTTAGAGTCGTTGTTGGACGCTAATTTAGTCGAGAAGGTACACACTTTTTTAATTCAATTTCATTATTACGGAGAAACACCTGTTTTACGAAGGGATAAAATTTTAGAGAGATTATCAGAGACACATAAAGTAAAGTTTTCGTATCCATTCGTGTGGGAATGCTGGACAAAAAAATGATAACAAACTTAGCAGATATAAAAGATAAGCATTTAGGTGAGACCATTTACATAATTGGAAACGGCACACATCTCGGTAAGTTAAAGAATGATGAAATTCAAACTATAAACGATGGCATCTCCATAGGGACTAACGCGAGTCACCTAGCATTTCCAAAAACAACATATTTTTCGACAGGACATTTTGTTCATTTGTTGTTTAACTTGTCTTTCGGTGATTGTGAGTGCAGATTTTTCCAGGGGCAGCCTTTTCTCGACAATGAGACACGCAATCAGAATAAAATTTGTCAAATAACTCAACAAAATGTAAAAACCACTCACGACAATTTAACACGAAATGTAACAAATGAAACACGGATAATAGGTGCAGAACAGATAGGGTTTGCTGCCACTCATTTAGCTGTTTTAATGGGTGCTGCGAAAATTGTGTATCTTGGTTTTGATCATCGAAGTGCTAATCATTATTATTCGTTTCCTCCATATAACACTTTAATAAGGGAACAGATTCAAGAGTTAAGGGAAAAGTATGCTTCAGACAATTTTGCGAATGGCGACATTGATGATTTTATTAATATCAACATTGATCCTATGTCCCTTCCAGAAGCGTACCATCCTAATGGCAAGGAGCCTCTGTTTCTTACAGAGTACGATCTTACCTTAAGTAAGTTCAAATCCGTTTTTGAACAAGCCAAGCAATATGGTGTAGAGATACAATGTATCGAAGAGGATAGTATTGTTGCAGATGCAGGGGCGACCGTTATTAAGCTATGAAAGTTCTTGCTATTATACCTGCTAGAGGAGGATCAAAGGGTATTCCTAGAAAAAATATAAAAGTTTTGGGTGGTTTACCTTTGATAGCTCACACGATTAAAGCTGCTCAACATTCTGAGTATGTGACTGATATCATTGTGTCTACCGATGATCCTGAGATCGGTGCTGTTGCTGAAAAGTTTAATGCTTCTTGGAAACAAAGAGACAAAAATTATGCAGACGATCAAACACCACTTATTCCTGATGTGATCTATTATGTATTGAGTCAGATGGAATCTATCTATGATGTTGTATTAATTTTGGAGCCTACTTACCCGTTCAGATCATCAAAGACTATTGATGAGGTAATTAAAAAAGTCCATGAGGGCTCGTCAGACTGGGTAGTAACTTTATCTCCTACAAGGGATCATCCTCACAGGTGTAGAGTTTTGGTTGACGATAAAGTTAAGCCCGTGATTAGTTCTGATGATATATTTAAGCAGAGACAAGATCTCCCAGACACCTATATGATGCGAGGCGCAGTATATGGGACCACTCCCAAGTGTATCATAAAGCAGACTTCGCTAAATGATGCTTCCTGGGGAGGCGTAGTAGTAAGCAGTAAAGAGGGTGTTGATATAGACGAACCCTTAGATTTTTTATTAGCGCAAACGATAATAAATGAAGACAAATAAAGATTACTTTTCCCTGACCAGTAAGTGGGGTAGATTAAAATATTTCTTAGGTCAAGGAAATATTATTGCTCATACCATTGATAGGATTAAATGGCATTATTTTCCTAAGTACCAGAGGGTAGCATCGTTCCCAACACATTTAGACGTTGAGTTAGCGTCTGCCTGTCAGTTAAGATGCCCCATGTGCCCTACAGGTAATGGAGTCATGGCAGAAGACCTTAAAGGCATCATGCCTTGGTGGGTGTTTAAGAAAGTTGTTGATGAAGCCGCAAAGCAAGGAGTATATTCTATTAAACTAAGTTGGAGAGGAGAGCCTCATCTAAACAAAAGCATTTGGAAGATGGTGCGCTACGCTAAAGCTGCTGGTATTAAGGATGTAGCAACTTTGTCTAATGGTGAGAGTATGAATGATCATGACCTTCATGAAGTTGTAGACTCAGGGTTAGATTGGATTAGCTTCTCCGTTGATGGTATGGAGGAGAGTTATAACAGAATTAGGCATCCTGCCAAGTTCTATGATCTTGTTGATAAGATTAAAAAGATTAACTCAATCCGAGAGGAGCGGGGATTAAAAAAACCTTTAATTAGAATTCAAACAATCCTTTCTACTATAGAACATGATCCAGCAGAGTTCTTTAAATTCTGGGAGCCTTTAGTTCATAGAGTTAACTGTATAGCCGACGAGGACAGAGCAGATGACATGAGAAACTTCCCTAGAGATCCTGAGTTTGTTTGTCCTTCCCCTTGGCAGCGAATGACTATAGGTTATAACGGGCAAGTCTTCCCTTGTGTTAGTGATTATCTTGCTAGGGATTTTATTGGAGATGTAAAAACAGAATCCTTAGCCTCTATTTGGACAGGTGAAAAGATGACCGCTTTGCGTGAAGCTCATGCAACGAAGACCGCTTTTGATAAGTTCGAATCGTGTGGTGATTGTTGTCATGGCGGGTTAATGGAGGATCACCCTGTTCAGTTAGAAGATCGTACTTTAATGCTGCGGAAGTATGTTGGGCAAGATCCAAACATTTCTCGTTTGGGAGGTAGAGAAAAGCCTGATGATGGAGAACTATGGTATGAAGGTATTGATAACCCAGAAAAAGGCAAAAGGGCTTTACTCCCCTCTAAGAATAAAAAGAAGAAATCATGAAAATCAAAGGGATAATACTAGATGTTGATGGAGTGCTAACAGACGGCAAGAAATATTATTTTGATAATGGTATTGCTAAAAGCTTTTCTGTTCGTGATGGTAAAGGGATTGATTTGGCTCAAAAGCAGGGCATAGAGTTTGCCATTGCAACTGCGGATGAGTGGAGATTAATATTTGATAGAGCCCGTAAATTAAAAATTTCAGATGTTTATTATCGCTGTCATGATAAAATCTCGGTAGCGCAGGAGTTTTGCGACAAGCACGGGATTGATATGGCCTCGGAGCTTTGTTTTATTGGGGACGATGTTAATGATATCCCCTTATTAGAAAAAGTTGCGTTGCCTATTGCTGTTGGAGATGCTCTACCAAGAGTAAAAGTAACCTGTTCGAATTACGGTGGGTTTGTAACGAAAAACTTAGGTGGGAATGGCGCTGTTAGAGAGGCTATAGATACAATCTTAGAGACAATAAATGAATAAGACATATGTTATTTTAGAAATAGCCAGGACTTACAGTTCGATGGACGAAGCTAGAGAGATGATTAAAATAGCTTCAGAAAACGGTGTTAATGCCATCAAGATACAGACAATTGTAGCTAAAGATTTAATGGTATTAAATGATAATACTAAAACGTATTTCAAGATGCTAGAGTCTTTGCATAGAACTAAAGAAGAACACCTGCAAATAAAAAGTTTTTGTGATGAGTACGGGATTCATTTCTTGTCCACCCCAGAAAGCCTAGACTCTGTAGACTTATTAGATTCTATAGGGGTAAATGCGTTTAAAATATCTTCTTTAGATTTAGTTTATGACAGATTATTAAAAAAGGTTTCTAAAAAAGGAAAGCCCGTTTACTTGTCTACTGGTATGTCAACACCTGAAGAAATACAACACGCTGTAGATTTACTAAGTGGTTTAGGTCATCTAGTATGCTTAATGCACTGTTCTTCGTTGTATCCCACTCCAATAGAAAATGCTAATTTAAATAATATTAAGTATCTTAAAAAGTTTTCCAACACGGTGGGCTATTCAGACCATACGATTGGAGTAGAGGCTCCAGTTTTAGCAGTTACTCTAGGGGCAACCGTAATTGAAAAGCATTTTACTTTAGATAGGACTCAAGACGGTGCTGATCACTTGGTTGGGGTTGATCCTTCCATGCTTAAAGAGATGATGACTCGAATAAGAGAGGCAGAGATTTTATTGGGGTCTGATACAAGGACTTTATCCCTAGATGAGCGCATGATGGCTTCACAAAAGAGAAGAAAACTTATCAGCCGAACAAACCTTAAGCAGGGTGATCTAATAAAAGATAATGATTTCATTTGTTTGCAAACAAAGAGTCCAGGCGGGATTGATTCTAAACATCTGAGTAACTTAGTAGGTAGAACTTTGAAGTGTGATTTAAAGATAAATGATATCTTAGAGTGGGAGATGACTTGAACATTTTAGTTACAGGGGCAGGGGGTGATTCTGGTATCGCTACAATCAGATCGCTTTGTGAGGATCACTATGTTGTTGCTGCTGATTGCGATAAAAACGCTGCTGGGTTAAGGTTGGCACAGGAGAGCGTAGTGCTTCCACCTGCCCAAGATCCTAAGTTCTTAGAGGCAGTATCTTCTGTAATTGATAAGAATAAGATTGATTTTATTTTCCCTAATGTTGATGAAGAACTAATTATTTTTGCCTCTAATTTGCACAAAATACCACAGGCTATCATCTCGGACTCCGAGAGCATTAGCACTTGTTTGGATAAGATAAAGACTATTAATCGTTTAAAAAAAGTTATACCCACACCCAACTACCCAGAGTCTTACCCAGCAATCATTCGTCCCTCTGTGTCGCGTGGATCTAGAGATGTATTTAAAGTTTGTACAGTCGAAGAAGCAGATCTAGTGATTGGATTGTTTGAAGAGCGAGGGTTAGAAAAAGATCGTTTATTGATTCAGGAGTTTTTACCTGGTGATGAAGTTACTGTAGATGCTGTGTGTGATTCTGAGGGACGTTTGGTTGTGGCATGCCCTAGAGTTAGAATGGCGACAAAGGGAGGCATCTGTTCTGTGGGTAGGAGTATACACAACGATAAATTAGTTCAGTATGTAGAAAGAATCACAGAGAATTTAAAGTTTTATGGGCCTATAAATATACAATTTAAGCAGGATAATTTTGGCGAATTTAAGTTGCTAGAAATTAATCCTAGGTGTGCAGGAAGCCTGAGCATTACGAAATGCAATGGTGTTAATATTCCATCGCTATCTCTTTCTGTTGCCACTAATGAGAAAATCTCTGAAAGAGATTTACAATATAAAGATGATACCGTTTACAGGATTCTTTCTGAAATTTAATGAAGCATTACATAACAGTATTATCTCAAAAAGATTTAGGGGTTGAGTTTTTCGATAGATTAGATGTGGGCATAAAGATAGCCTTGTCTGATCCACAGGCTTACCTTGTTATCAATAGTGAAGCAGCCCTGTCCCTGGAAGTTTCCATGCGTTTGAATCAATATGATGATCTTATGTCACGCACAGATCGTATTTTGCTACAGACTAGAAGTAAGGATACGATAGGTGAAGCCTACTATCTGAAAGAAAGGTATTTATGTGAAGGGGATAAGGTTACTGTAGTATCATCAGATTATCATTTAAAATACCGAGCTAAGATCGTTTTTGATTTCATTCTTGGTAGTGATGTTTCTGTTGATTATGCTTATGTTCGTACTGAAAAACTTAATGATCCAGCAGCCATTAGAGGCCAGCTAGATAGTTTGCAGTCATTTTTGTCTCTATTTAATCGGGTAGACTATAATAAGTTTAGTGAAATAAAAAACACTATATTTAAAAAACATAAATTATATACATGAACATTTTAGCGATAGGAGCCCACTACGATGATATTGAGTTGGGCTGTGCGGGGGCAATAGCTAGTTATCTAGAGAAAGGCCATAAAGTTTATTCAGTGGTTATTACTGAGAGCGATTATTCTTCTTTTGATGGCACTGTATTAAGATCTAAAGATCAAGCTCACCGAGAGGGCAAAGAAGCCGCAGAAGTCTTAGGCGTTACAGAGCTTCGCTGTTTAATGTATGAAACAAAAAAAGTAGAATATGGTGTTGATTTAATAGAGCGTTTAAATGAGTTAATTAATGAGTGGGATATTGATACAGTTATAACTCATTGGCAGCATGATGTTCACCAGGATCATAGTGCTATAGGTAAAGCGAGCTTAAACGCAGCAAGGCATTGCCCTCGCATCTTAATGTACAGAAGTAATTGGTATAAATCTTTAACTGAGTTTATAGATAATTTCTATATTGATATTTCTGATTACATAGATATAAAAAGAAGAAGCATTTTAGCTCACAAAACTGAAGTTGACCGAAGAGGAGAAGACTGGGTTGATTTTGCCATCACAAAAAATAAGAATAGTGGTATGGAAGTAGGGTGCAGATATGCTGAAGCTTTTCAGGTAGTTAAATGGATGGTAGATTAAATGATTAAAGTAAAATCAAAAGTAAAAGATGCTCTGCTTCATATGGTATATCGAGCAGATGAGTTCACAGAAAAGAGGACTGAATTAGTTGATGCCGATCAATTCATTCAATGTTCTTACTTAAAAATGGATGAGGGTCAGACCTTTAAGCCACATAAGCATATCTGGAAATCACCAAGCGTTAAACGAGTTATAGCGCAAGAGAGTTGGGTGGTTATTCGAGGAAGCGTAAAGGTATTCTTTTACGATATAGATGGAGAGTTACTAGAAACTCATACCTTAAACGCTGGTGATTCTTCCTTTACCTTAGAAGGAGGTCACACCTATGAAATTCTAGAGGATGATACCTTGGTGTATGAGTATAAGACTGGTCCTTACGAGGGTCAGGCTATGGATAAGGTATTTCTATGAAGTTGCATTTAGGTTGCGGTAAAAGAAATTTTGGGACCGATTGGATTCACATAGATCAAGCTGATTATGATCATATAGTCCATAAGAGTGTCAGAGTTCTTCCTTTCGCTGATAATACTTGTGATGTTATTTATGCTGCTCACTTATTTGAATATTTCTCAAGGAAAGAGGCTGAAATTGTTATTAAAGAGTGGCGACGATGCCTCAAGCCAGGAGGTGTCTTAAGGCTCGCTGTCCCTGATTTTGCGGCGATTTGTAACTTGTATAAAAATGGTTACTCGCTTAGTATGTTTTTAGGTCCCTTGTATGGTGAAATGGGAACTCCTCCCTTTTATCATAAGACGGTGTATGATTTTTCTAGCCTAAAAACCTTCCTAAAAGCATCTGGATTTAGAACAGTTAATAGGTATGACTGGAGAGAGACCGACCATGCAGAGTTTGACGATCACTCCCAAGCATATATTCCACATATGGATAAAGAACACGGCATTTTAATAAGTTTGAATGTAGAGGCTAAAAAATGAATTTTGATGTTGTAGAGGTCTTTGAAAAATCAATCGCTCGGTTTTACGGGGCAAAATATGCAGTCGCAGTGGATTGCTGCACTCACGCTATTGAGTTATGTTTACGCTATCACAAAGCTGATAACGTAAGTTTTCCTACTCGTACATATATCTCTATTCCCTTTTTAGGTGAGAAGCTAGGAATCGAATGGCATTGGGATTCAAAAGAGTGGAAAGATTATTATTTTATAGGTAATACTAACATTGTTGATGCCGCTGTTTATTGGAAAGAAGGTGGTTACATTCCTGGAACCTTAATGTGTTTAAGTTTCCAGTTTCAAAAACATTTGAGCTTAGGCAGGGGCGGTATGATTCTGACTGATGATAAGGAAGAGGCTGATGAGCTAAAGAAAATGTCGTATGATGGCAGAATCCCCGATAAACCTTGGAGAGATCAAAATATTTCCACGATGGGATACCATTACTACATGACACCTGAGACAGCATTACAGGGTCTTAATAAGATAGAGAGAGCCATAAAAAAGACTCCTCGGAAATGGGAATGGGAAGACTGGCCTGATTTAAGAAATATGGATATATTTAAAACACAAACAGCCTCTTAAGGCTATAATGTTATATGAATCACAAAAGAGCATTAATTACAGGAGTCAATGGACAAGATGGTAGTTATTTAGCAGATTTTTTATTAGAAAAAGGATATAACGTTTTTGGTTTGGAAAGACGGTCTTCCACTAAAAATAG